TAATTTGTATATTTCTAGCATAGTCATCATAAAATCCACATAGTCTTGTTGCAGGATTTACTATCAGATGACCCCACTCGTCGAAGTATTCTTTAACTTTAAATTGTCTATCGATTAAGAAAGTAAGATTAAGTGTTTCAAATGTTCTTTCGTAGACTACTTCGCGCTGGTCACCGAATGTTCTAGTTGGCTGTGACGCATACGTAATACTCGGCAGCGCAGCCTGTTCGCAGTATAAGCACACCAATTCATCGTGTTGCCTTTGTTCAGAAACTGGATTAAACACCAATACCTTAAAACGATTTAGTCTAGCAGCTCCTTCAGTTTTTATAGCACCAATGAAGGCATCGAGAGTTTTCGCTACCATTAAAATCCTCCAGTGTTTTTCCACACTTGTGATGTTGTCGCCTTTGCGAAACTTTCAACCGGCATCATAAGTGCTGAAGTCCAATCGTTCGGCGATATCATCTTTATCTGTGTTTGTACGTGATCTGTCAAATAACTCTTCACACAATGTTCAACGAGTTTGTGTTTAGAAATACCTTTTAGTAAGTTCCAAGATAATCTTAAACGTGTCTTTTCGTCAATTCCCTTTGTATTCTTGAAGTTCAATAAGTTATCAAGAAGAACTATCCTGAATCTATAAGATAGGTAGTGCATATTTAATCCTATGAATCCATTTTCAGTTTTTCCAAACGGAAACACGAGAGGGAATCTATCATAATAAGGAAGCGTGTCTTTTGTTTTTGGGTCATAGAAAAACATATACATATTTCCTGGTCTAATAGTTGGCACTACATTTCCAGAAAAATTAAATACGTTTTTAGATCTTATTCCTTCTTTCGCAAGTAAAGTAGCCTGCTGACGAAACCAAGTGCGAGACTTGGTTACGATTGATGGATCGTATTTGTGTTTCTCAAACACATTTAGCATGTTGGTCATTTTATTCCTAAATGATTTTCAGTTAAGATTATGAATTCCCAACCACGATCTAGAGCATAATTTTTTGCAGCTTTCCACTTTGCTTCGTTTACTCCCCAAGTCATTACTTCTTGTATAAATTTTCTGGTTTTTCTCGATGGAGGAATAGGAGGTTTAGTTTGAAATTCTGGTTTAATTTCTACTAAATATGTTTTTAATAAACCGTCTGTTTTCCTCACCTGAATCTTAAAATCTACGAAATATCTATGTGCTTTATTGTCTATTGGTGATACATATGGAACTATTGTTTCTTCTGAACTCCATTTTACAACTGCAGGATTAGTATCACACCAGATAGCAAATTTTGTTTCCCAACTCGATCTCATGATTATATTGGTAGGATCACCAATATATTTCCCAGGATTTATTGGTTTGAATATTCTTTTATGAAACATGGATAAATAATTATAACATTCTATTAACTATTTATAGGAATCCTTATGGCATCTCGACCTCTATCCGCAGTGCCTGAGAGCAGATACACCGGAAAGCAATTTAAGTTGGGTACTGAAGCCAAATATCAGGTTGGCAACTATCAGTATCCGGCTGATTTATTAGGTACACAAACTGGTGCGGGCAATGCACAAACTGATCCTATGTACGGCGGTAATTATCTTATCATGTACATTAATGTCAATAATGATTCTAAAATGACCGAGAATCCTGATGCCGGTAATATATTTGTAGACGTAGATGCTTCTGAGAGAGTTAAAAAACAGTTGGCCGGGAGAGAATATTCACAAGAAAAGGTAGTGGCAGCTCAAGGAGTGATAGGATCTGGAGTTGCTGCAGCTGTTACTGGAGTAACTGGAGCTGGATCAGGTTTGAAAGGAGCAGCATTAGGAGCTGCAGCGACTGTTGCAGGAGCTGCTTCAATTGCAGCGAATACTAAGAATTCGATTTTTTCTAGACCTCAAAAGCGATTAAAATCTGTTATTGCTCTGCATGTACCAAATCAATTGTCGATACGATATGGAGCTGGATGGGGTGAAGAAGAGACATTTGGAATTCAAGCTGTGATAGAAGGAGGTGAAGCAGCTATGCGTGCTTTACAAGCCGCAGGCCAAGCAGCATTAGGAAATGGAAGTATAGAAGAAAAAGGAGATCGTGCAGGAGCTGCTCTCAAAGAAGGAGTGCGAGATATATCTTCAATAGTTGCTAATTTCGCTTTAGCAAAAGGGCCTAATGCAGGTGCTATGTCTGCAATGACTGGCTTAGCTCCCAATCCAATGAAAGAACAAGTTTTTAAAGGCATGGATTTTCGCACCTTTACAATGGAATATCAATTCTCACCAAGAAGTATAGCTGAGTCGGACAACGTTAATAAGATTATTAAAGCTTTGAAGTACCACATGCATCCTGAATATAAAGATGCTAACAATTTTTTATTCCTCTATCCTTCTGAATTCGATATTGAATATTACCACCAAGGTCAGGAAAATTTGAATCTTCATAGGCATACGTCTTGTGTTTTAACTGAACTTAATGTGAATTATACTCCAAATGGAACGTTTTCTACTTTTAAGGATGGCAGACCAACTCAGATAAACGTGTCTATGACTTTCAGAGAACTTACAATTCTTACAAAAGAACTTATTTCAGAAGGTCTATAATGTATTTTTCAAACTTTCCAAAAATAGTCTACGATTTCGATTTATCGAAAGGCACCGACTATAAGATTGTAACTGATATAACTCGCAATGTAAGATTGCGTAAACAGATATTAGAGAACATAACTTTATACGATTATTACGATATAGGCGAAGGCGAAACTCCTGAAATTATTTCTGAAAAAATATATGGCACTCCGTATTACCACTGGGTGATAATGTTAGCCAATCAGAGATACGACTACGTTAATGACTTCCCATTGACTCAAAACGAATTAGATAAATTGATTGACAGAAAATATGGTAATAAAAAATACAATGTGCATGATTATAAACTAAACGGATTTATAGTCGACGGAATTAATTCTTTGGTACTAAGAGAGTCAAGTTTAGATGGAGGCGGTGTTGGTTCAATAGGCGTAGGCGATATTTTAGTTAGTCCAAAGGGGTATCAGGGAAGAGTTGACAGTATTTCCACTACTTCAGTAAATGATTCACTTATTGGGACTGCAAGCATTTCTATAAGAACAGGAAATTTTGCTGTTAACGAAACAGTTTCAGTTTTAGGCGAAACAACATACGCTGAAGTGCAATCTTATTCAGTTCCAGCCCAATACACCACAACGAGTAATTATGATTATGAATTCGCTTTAAACGAATCGAAACGTAGAATTAAGATTGTTGATCCTCAATTAGTCGAACAATTAGTTAAAGAGTTTGAAAATATTATATGAATAAGTTTCCAAACGAGGGAATTCGTTTTGCTGGCGACGTAAGTATACGTAAGCTAGAAATTGTTTCATCTGCGAACTATAAAGTTAATATAACGAATCAACTCATTGGTATTGAAATATACGAAGATTTGTTTGCTCCTTTTACATCAATGATGATTACTGTTCGTGAATCGCTGGATCTGGTAAATGCTCTTCCACTAAGAGGTGAAGAGATATTAAACTTAGAAATTTCAACTCCAACTTTTAATGATGAGAACACATTCTTTAAAGGGAAGTTTTACATTTACAAGATAAGCGATAGACAGATGCTTACAGATCGCAATGTAGTCTACACAATGAATTGTATTTCCTACGAAGCTTTAACTGATTTAAATATAAAACAATCTAAATCTTATCAGGGAAACATAGGTGAAATTGCGACAAAGATCATAGGATCTGATGGCCTTGGCACAACTAAGAAAAGCAATGTAGAAGCGACAAGAAATTCCATAAAATACATTTCAAACTTCTGGTCACCTATTAAAAATTTAAACTTTTTGGCAGAGTCTGCGGTGAACATTGATGGAAGTGCATCCTATTTATTTTACGAAAATAGAAGTGGATTCAATTTCACCAGTTTAGATAAACTATATCAAGGCGATCCATACCAGAAGTTCATAAAAGATAATTATGTTAGAGATACTTACGTGAATACTTCTATTCGAAATATAGAACGTGATTATCAAAGAATTTTAGATTTTAAAGT